TTGAAGCCGACGTTATCAATCGCATGATTGGCTCAGCACAAAACCGCGGACTGCGTGACAAAGAAGAGGACAAGCCTGATCAGCCGACGACGTTGACCATCAAGTGGGGAGAGACTGAGGTGACGGCGGAAGCGCCAGACAACGGGTTGAATTCTACGGCAGACGCTCAGCGCTCCGCGCGCGAGAACCTGCACTGAGACTGCGAACCATTGTCAACAACTGTACGTGTCAGGTTGGCAACCTGAAGGTCAAGCCAACGATATCAATGGGTTAGGCTGCGGTCCCCGCATTTTTCCCGCAAACGTACAGCCGCGGCGCGCTGCGTCGGTCCCAGGGCGGTCGATCGGTTTTCGTTTTGCGGCACCCCTACCCCCCCAGAACCGCCCGCCGGTTGTCTACTACATATACCCGTTCACAACTGAGGCTCACAGCCTCTGAGGCCCAATGCCGAATATATACGACCGCCTAGTCTCGCAAATGAAGACGAAGGGCGCGCGCAATCCATACGCCGCGGCAACAGCCGCATTGCAGAAAACCGGCAACCTGAAGAAGGGCACCCGCAAGCTTACTGAGAAGGGCAAGCGCCGATCGATCATGGGCGCGGCGGGCCGCGCCAAGGACCGCGCCGCCAAGGCGTCAGGCCGCTCACCAGGCGCTTACAGCTATAACGCGCGCACCAACCGCGCCACGTTGAAGAAATGAGAAACTACAAGGCAGAATACGCCCGCGAAACTGGCGAGCGCAAAGCAAAGCGCGCCGCTCGCAATCGCGCCCGCTACAGCCTTATGAAGCAGGGCCGCGTCAAAAAGGGCGATGGCAAAGACGTAGACCACAAAAATGGCAACGCCTTGGACAACCGCCCAGGCAATTTGCGTGCCATGTCCCGCGCCGCCAATCTAGCGAGGAAGCGCAAATGAGCGCCTGGCAACGCAAGGCCGGCAAGAACCCGCGGGGCGGCTTGAACGAAAAGGGGCGCCGTAGCTATGAGCGCGAGAACCCCGGCAGCAACCTGAAGGCACCAGTCAAGAAAGGCGATAATCCGAGACGAGCTTCTTTCCTGGCGCGCATGGGCAACATGAGGGGGCCCGAGCGTGACTCGAAAGGGCGCCCCACCCGGTTGTTGCTCTCTCTCCGAGCGTGGGGCGCCTCATCTAAGGCCGACGCCAAGCGCAAGGCCGCCGCAATCAGCAAAAGGAATAAAAAGTAATGCCCAGCCACTACTCTATGAAACAGAAGAAAATGGCAGCAATGGCCGATCCAAAGAAGAAGCTGGACGGCAGGGACTTTTCCGTAATGCGTCGAAACAAGAAAATGAAAGATGGCAAAAAAAAGTAGCGTCAACGAAGCCGGCAACTATACGAAGCCCGGCATGCGGAAGCGCTTGTTTAAGTCCATCATGGGGCGCGCCGTACAGGGCACCGCCGCCGGCAAATGGTCAGCGCGCAAGGCGCAGCTTTTGGCGAAGCAGTACAAGGCGAAGGGTGGGGGCTATAAGTGAAGGCGCCACAGCGCAGCCTCAAGAACTGGGGCGATCAAAAATGGCGCACCAAAAGCGGCAAGAAAAGCAGCGAGACGGGCGAGCGCTATCTGCCGGAGGCGGCAATCAAGTCGCTATCGCCGCAACAGTATGCAGCAACGACGGCAAAGAAGCGCAAAGACAAGCGCGCCGGCAAGCAGTTTTCGAAACAGCCTGAGAGCATAATGAAACGAACGAGGCGGTTCCGCTAATGTACAGCGCTTATTGCGTAGCAGCGCCAGACGGCACCACACGCTTGGCCGTTTTCTTTGATGGGTTCGAGGACAACGACGACGCGCAGCTCTTTCTCAAGATGCTGATGGCGCCCTACGAAATTCCGCATTATCACGATGAGAGCGATACAGTCCATTGAGTGAAGCCACGATCGATATCGGCTACACGCCGCGGCCATTGCAGCGAGATCTTCATGCGATGCTCGACACCAATCGCTTCAACGTAGTGGTGGCGCATCGTCGATTTGGCAAGACGGTGTGCATGATCAATCACATGATCAAGCGCGCGATCGAGGAGACGCGACCCAACCCGCGTCTGCATTATGTAAGTCCGACTTACCGTCAGTCGAAACTGGTCGCCTGGGATTATCTGAAGACGTTCACGAGCGGCATACCAGGAACGAAGTATCACGAGACAGAGCTGCGTTGCGATCTGCCTACGGGCGCCCGCATAACGCTCTTAGGGGCTGAGAACCCAAGCAGCTTGCGCGGTATCTATAGCGACTTTGTGGTTATGGACGAAGTGGCGAGCATGCCCGAGTCAATCTTTCCTGAGATCATCCGACCGGCGTTGTCAGATAGGAAGGGATCGTGCGCCTTCATCAGCACGCCGCAAGGCCACAACTATTTCTTCGAGCTATGGGAAGCGGCTGCCGCCAATAAGGGTTGGGCGCGCGCCATGTACAAGGCGAGCGACACAGGCATTGTGGACGACGACGAGCTGGAAGCGGCGCGTGCGACAATGACCGAAAGCCAGTATCTGCAAGAGTTCGAATGTTCTTTTGTGGCAAATGTCCCAGGCAGCGTCTTTGGGAAGGAGCTGCAAGCGGCTGACGACAAAGAGCGCATCACCAGCGTGCCCTACGATCCGCGTTTCCGCGTAGACACGTATTGGGATCTCGGCATGCATGACTATACGTCGATTTGGTTTACGCAAGAAGTAGGCCGCGGCGAGATCCACGTTATCGATTATTACGAGAACCGCGGAGAGGGCTTGCCGCATTATGCAAGCATGCTCGACCACAAAGAATATTTGTACGGAACGCATTATGGTCCGCACGATCTTGAGGTCCGAGAGTTGGGTACAGGAAAATCCCGACGAGAAATGGCTTATGAATTGGGGATCGCCTTTCGCACCGTCTCTCGGATACCTGTAGAAGACGGCATCCATGCCGTCCGCATGTTGATCCCGCGCTGTTACTTCGATCGCGACAACTGCCGCCAGGGCTTGGAAGCCCTGCGCCACTATCACCGCGCCTGGTCAGAGCGCAATCGCACGTTCCGCGATCAGCCGGTCCACGATTGGTCTTCTCATGCAGCCGACGCCTTTCGCACGATGGCGGTGGGCATGGAAAGCAAGCGAGACCCCGATCGGCGACTGCCGCCGATCGCTGACAACAACTACAACCCGTTTGGTGCAGTAGCATGAGTTTTTTATTCGGAAAGGCGCCGAAACCCGCTCCATTACCGCCAGTTCCGCCAGTTCCGCCGCCACCGGCGGTGAAGCCCCCCGACACAGATGTTGAGGATGATGTGCGTGCCGATCTTCGCCGGCGCAAGGGCAGAAGCAGCACGATCGCAACGAGCGGCGTGGGTTTAACGACAGAGCCTGAGACTAGGTCGCCTAGTCTGTTGGGCAGTGCATCGAGAGGTACGTAATGGGAGGTATATTTTCGAGCCCTTCGCCGCCCCCACCGCCCCCGCCGCCGCCTGTGCAGCCCAAGCCGGTGGTGCGTCCCGCACCAGCGGTGCAAGCGGGTGAGCGTGAAGCTGAGAAGCGCAAGGCGATGAAGCGTGTCCGCACGGGTATGGGCACACAAGCGCGGCAGCCGAGTGTATTAGGCGCCGCTGGCACAACAGAGACTAAAACATTGTTGGGACAGTAATGGCAGCCGACGATCGCGCCGTCGCTCTTCTCAAGCGCCTGGACAAGCTCAAGTCTGTCCGCGGTACCTGGGAAGAGCATTGGCAACAGATAGCGGATTACATCGTGCCGCGTAAGGGCAACGTGACGCGCAAGCGCACGCCGGGTGCCAAGCGCATGGAGTTGGTTTACGACGGCACGGCAATCCACGCGGCAGAGATGTTGTCTGCGTCTCTTCACGGCATGCTGACCAATCCCAACCTCGCCTGGTTCGAATTGGCATACATGGACCGCGAATATAACGAGGATGACGAGGCTCTAGAGTATCTAGAGAAAGTCAGCGAGATCATGAACCGCGAGTTTCAGCGGTCGAACTTCTCCGAGCAAGTCCACGAGTTGTATCATGACTTGGTGACCTTTGGCACCGGCGTGATGTTCATAACGAACGCGCCAGAGAATAATGGCGTTCGCTTTGCCACGCGACATATCAGCGAATGTTATGTCGCCGAGGACGAGCTGGGGCGCATCGATACCGTCTATCGTGAGTTCAAGATGAACTTGCGCAGCCTTGTGCGTCAGTTTGGTGAGGACGCGATCGGCGACGAGATGCGGAAGAAGCTCGCCAAAGATCCATACGACGAGATTACTGTCGTACATATTGTGATGCCGCGCGACGATCGAGATGCGCAGCGCATCGATGCCGCCAACAAACCATTTGCCAGCATATACATTGAGCCGAAGCAAAAGATCGTGTTGCGCGAAGGCGGCTTCGACGAGTTTGCTTACGTCTGCCCGCGGTTCCTGAAGTCATCGAGCGACGAGGGTGGTTATGGAAGGTCGCCGGCGATGACGGCGTTGCCCGACACCGCCATGATTAACGCCATGAGCAAGACGACGATCGCGGCGGCGCAGAAGCAAGTCGATCCACCTTTGATGGTGCCAGACGATGGTTTCGTTCTACCTGTGCGCACGCGACCGGGAGGCTTGAACTATTATCGTAGCGGCAGCCGTGAC